GTTTGTATGAGTGCAAACATGAAATCGGCAGTTGATGGTAAACCAAAACTCTCACTTGTATCTTCTAATCCAAAGTCAGATGCGGTGAATCCACTTCTATTCACCTGAGTAGCTGAGACGATTGGCACATTTTGTTCTACGGCAAATCCTCTCAATTCTTCTGCAATAGCTTTAATGTAGAAATAAGAACCTACATTTGCACCAGATTTAAATCTAGTAGAAGCACAAATGTTTAAATAGTCAATGAATATAATTTTGGGTGAAAATTGTCTTTTAATTTTTAATTCTTTTATCAGTCCACGAAAATGTCCTGCATGAGCAGAGGCTGTAGGGTATTCTTTAATTATAAGTTTCCCCTGAGTTTTCTTTCTAATGCTGTCTACTGAACTTTCAAAAAGGGTCTTAGGTAGGTCATGTAATTCATCAATGGTCAAGTCCATTAGATTTGCATCTATTCTTTCTGCAATTCTTTCCTCTGCCATCTCAAGTGTAATATAAAGAACATCATATCCATTTAAAAGAACATTGGCTGCATGGTGACACATGAATAGGGTCTTACCTACTCCTGTACCTGACATTACAATATTTAAGGTTTTGTTGGGAAGTCCACCATTTGTTATATCATTAAAGTATTTGAGGTCAAACGGTATCTTTTCTTCTTGCCTGTGATAAAACGCAAAGCGATCTGCGGCATTATCAATATAATCATGACCAATAGACATATCGAAACTGACAGAAAGAGCATCAGACAAAATGTCAGGAAGAGCATCAGTATTCCTATCTTTATCATTCCCCCCAATAATGCTAATTCCATCAAGGACTGCCAAGTGGAGAGCTCTGTCTTTACAGTATTGTTCTGTTGTGTCTGCCAACCATTTTTGGTCTGTTTCTTCATGTGATAATCCATTCACTAAATCGTGAGTTACTTTCCATGCCTCCTCATTTAAATCAGTCCGTTTATCAATCTGGATAATTATGGCTTCTTTTGTGGGTAGTTCACTATACTTATCTACAAACTTATCTATTTCATCAAAAACTATTTGATGCTCTTTACTTTCAAAATATTTAATCTTCAGAAAGGGTAATACTTTCCTTGTGTATTCCTCGTTGGTCATCAAGTGACCTAGAATCATTGTCTCTGTAGATGATTTCAAATTCATTATCTTCCTTTAAGCCTTTTTCCAAACATGAAACAAGAATATCCCCTGCAATTTGCTGGAATTCTTGTTCATTGGTTAAGTGATTATTATTTTTCCATTGAGCAGGCTTCAATGTGAAATGTAAATTCATTGCTCCTTCTTTTGTTTCTGCACCCATCATAACATCCTCGTAAATATAAACTAATCCTTTAAATTTACCTTCCTCAATACGAATAGCATTGAGCTTTGAATCATCGCCTTCACGAACTACCGATGAGTGTTTTACTGTATCTATTGGTGAATATTCAGACATAATGTTTATAGCTCCCTAAAATATATTTGTCATTTGATATTGGTGTATTTCCACGATGCAAGTATGTCCATGTTGCTGGGAATATTAGTATTGTACCACACTCAGGCGAAACTTGCAAGTCTAAAGTTGGAAACTCTGTTTCACCACCAAAGTCTACATTATTGAGGTAAACAAAGAATACCAGAAAACGCCTTGCAGATATATAATCCCCAACATCAACGTGATCCAAGAAATTACCTCTACCAGCTCTATACCGTTTAATTCGTATTTCTTCCCATGCAGATTTTTCAGGTAAGGCCTTTTTGTGTATTTTAACATCCTGTTTATATTTTTCTAAAATATCATCGAATCTTTTATAAACATCTAATTGCATTTTCAATGTTTGTTCCCGAAATGTGTTCAAATTTACTTCATCAAACTCACGATGTCCTTCCAGTTTGGTTTGTTCTAATTGATTATTTTCATCTAGAATTTCAAACCACTCTATAAGACCATCACATTCTTCTTTACTGAACATCTTCGGATATGTCTTTATCCACTTCTCCATATAGAAATTCCTTTTTTGCAGCTGCTTCTAATTTGTCCATAGTTTCTTCATCGAAATATTTTTCTGGTTCTGAATAAATGGACTTTCCATATAGCTGTTTGCCATCTATTTCATAACGATTACCAGACCTTTTAAACACTCCGTGTTTCTCACCAAACTCTAAGAGTCCATAATACCTATCGATGCCAGACTGATAACCTAGTTTGACATCAATCATTTTATTTTCGACTGTCAATCTGGATTTCTGAGTTTTACAATGAATGATATTTCCTATAACCTCAGTTCCTTCTTTGTCCTTCTTCTTGGACAAGTAAATGATTGAACTGGCTGCATACTTGAGTCCAGAACCACCGCCCATTTCCTTAGTCGGCATATATGCACCTATCACATCATAGGTGTGATTGGTTACGACTAAAGGAACATTTGCTCGACCTAACTTGAGGGTCAATACACGAAAACAAGCTTTAATAATCTGAGCTCTAGTCATATCCCTAGTCTCTGACCCTGCGGCAGTATCTTCCAGTTCTTTTGTGGTAGATAAATTTCCTAGAGAGTCCAAGACAATCATCATAGGTTTTTGCTCAGTCTCAAGATATGCATCTAATATCTTTATTGATTGTGTACGAAATTCCTGTATAGTAACTACTGGAAGTATTACCATTCTTTTTGAATCGATACCCCTAGACTCTATAAGTTCTTTTGGTATTGCTGACTCAGACTCAAAGTATAAAACTCCACCATCTGGATTTGTATCCAAGAATTGTTTGACCATTCCTAGTGCAAAGTAGGTTTTCCCTGTCGCACTTTCTCCAGCAAGAGCCGTGATTTTGTTAGAAGGTAATCCACCAGACAGACTACCAGAAAGTAGGCCATTAAATAGATAACTACCAGTATCGATGTAGCTATTAACATCACCAGCTGCCAGGCCCTCTTCAACGATTGTTGCATATTCATTTCCTGACTCCTTTATAAATTGTTTTAAATCCATTATTTACCCCACCTATACTCAACTGGTTCTCCACCAATACCATATTCTTTATACATTTCTTCTATTTGCTCAGCAGAGAATTCTGATTTATGTACTGGTTTATATCTCTTTTTGTTTTTCTTTGTTGATGTTGTTGGTACACTAATATAAGAATGCTCTCTTGTACGTTGATCATCTTGTATTTTCTTCTGAAGAGCAAACTCTTCTGGATCCTGTTCTTTCCACTTTTTCTTTAGAGCATATTCCATCATCTGATAATCACCGCCTGTATGTCTACTCCAAGCTGCATATTCCATCCAATTAGAAAATCCTCTTTCTTGAGCAAACTCATCGGAAGTTTTACCTTTCATTTCTACTTGTTCTAAGCCATCTACCAATTCACCAACTATCTTATAGATGTTTTTTAAATCAATTTTATTTAAATCCATTCTATCTCCACATATTTCTTAGTTTCTTTGCCCCAATTTTTCATTACAGGTACATACAATACCTCATATAAAAACCGATTAAACTGTTTGTCAAAAATTCTAGATGTTTTCTTAGACCATTTTCTAGGAGTAACCTGTAGGCTAGATAGTACTTTCGCTTTTCTTTGTTTTTTGGATAGTTTCATTATTCCTCTCTATTTTCAGATTTGTCAACAGAAAACCCTTCAGGAAATCTGCCAGTTAATTTTTTGGTATTCTCTGCAAGGACTTCTTCTAAACTCCATCCTGACCAGATAAGAACTTGTTGGACATACCACATCACATCACCAAGCTCTAGTTTAATTTTCTCTCTCAGTTCGGGTGTAGGTTCTTTTCCTTGAAATAGTATTTTCTTTACAATATCTAGTAGCTCTCCACCCTCAGAACAGATACCAATACTACCTGTAAGTAATCTTTGGGGCTCTGTCCATTTTGCATCACCATCCTGAAATCCTGCAAGTCTGTCCATAAAGAGATCACTATCAACTGTTACTTCTGATGTGACACTATTTACAAATTCTCTATGTGCTGTTACTTCTTTTGAATCCATGTTCTCCTTTAGTTAAAAAATTGATTTAAATTTGATTCTTCTCTTTTTTTCGTTATTCTGTTATAATCTATCTCACTATGTAATACTGGTAATTTTTCATGTTCATCATAAAACATCTGTAATTGTTCTAATTCTGCTTGTTTACAAAAAAGAGAATGAACTACATGAAATTTATGACTGACATTTTTCATTTCCTCTACACCAAATATTTCTAAAAATTTAGTTCCGTTTCCG